ATATTATGATATTACTTTTTCGCCATCTTCTTTTTAAGATAGGATAATAAATGGAAGGGTTAGGACAAACCATTCAAACAAATTTTAATAATGCAGGTGGAAGTAACATATTTTTAGGAGTTGTCTTCGTCTTTGTATTGGCTGTTTTATATTTTGTATGGACATCAGCTACCGGATCTTCTGCAGTAACCTTATCAAGAGCAAGATCTACATTTAACGTATATCCTACTGTAACTCAATTAACTCCCTTAGGGTGTCCAACAGATAATACACGCTTATGTGATTATTTTGTTGCATCTTCTGCATATTCAACCTTTCCATCTTCATATGTGAATGACTATATATCTGACGGTATCATACCTTTAGTTGTTAAAGCAGGAGCTAGATTGGTTGAACTAGATGTATATTCAGATTCTCAAGACAAGCCAGTTGTTGGTCTTAAAAACGAGGCTTTAGGATTTGATTATGCAAAAAATAGTGTTTCATTTGAATCATGTTGTGTATCTTTAGCAAATTCTGCATTTAATAAAGTAGATACACCAGTATCAAGTGATCCTTTCATACTAAGTTTAATGTTTCATACGAAAAAGTCTGTCACTATAAACGCATGCGCTGAAATTCTAAAAACAACAGTGGGCAGATACCTGCTTGGACCCGAATACAGCTACCAACGTAAAAATTTAGCGGTAGAACCAATATGTAATCTAAATGGTAAGCTTATTATCGTTTCAGGTGGATACATGAGAGGAACGCTAATAGAAGAAATGGTAAATTTATCATGGTCTACATCACATCTGCGTAGATTATCATATATGCAAGCTTCACAGCCATATGACCATGAAGAATTAATAGATTCTAACCGTCAAAATATCACTATGGTGGTACCAGACCCAGATCCTGATCTTAAAAATAATAATCCAACAATCTTATTTGGGTATGGATGCCAGTGGAATTTAGTAAATTACGGATCACTTGATAGTATGATGGAGTTATATGTTGGTCAATTTCAACAAGGTAGTTTCGTTATTAAGCCTGAATCACTGCGTTATAAACCGTTAACATATAAGACACCAACCCTTCCTGATCCTAATGTCTCGTTCCAGCCTATGGCCCATTCGTCGCCGATATACGATAATAATCCAATAACCGGCGATAAATCGATTGTAATTTGATAAATTTTATGCGTTAGAATGTAAAACATGGCTAATAAGTGGATTGCTCACGTAAAAAAAACAATGAAGGCGATGAAGAGTAAGGGTACATACAAGAAAGGCATGGGTCTAAAGCAAGTTATTAAGGAGGCTAAAAAGAACTGGCACAGTGCCAAGAAGGGGGGTGCGGATGAACCTGTAGCCGCTCTTCCTGTTGATACGGAATCTTCATCGGAAGAGGAACAATCTATGGGTGGTCGTCGTAGACGCAACAAGAAAACCCAACGTCGTCGTAAGCATTAAAAAAATCGTTATAGCTAACATATAAAGAGAAATGCCGGGTGGTCTATTACAACTTGTTGCATATGGAGCACAGGACGCATATATTTCCGGAAATCCACAAATTACCTTCTGGAAGTCGATGTACAAACGGCACACTAATTTTGCGATGGAACCTTTCCGCATTAATTTTAATGGGCAACCATCGTGGGGCACAAAGCAAACGGCAATTGTAGGTCGCCACGCTGATCTCCTATTTTCAACGTACGTAGAAGTCCAACTACCTACGAAGAATACGACTGGAGGTAACGCTCTATGGAATCACGGAGACAATGGTGGTTTCCCAGCTCTTGGTTTTAATTTAATTGAGTATGCTGAACTTGATATTGGTGGTCAGCTTATTGATCGTCAATATGGAGAGTTTATGCACTTATGGTCTCATTTAACGTCATCATATCTTGATATTATAAAGCTTCAGAAGATGATAAATGCAAACCATAACACGGGCTCATTAGAGTTCCCTAATACAGTTGGTTGCAGCACGGGTAACGGGCGTCCTTCACTACCCAACACGCTATACATTCCTCTATTCTTCTTTTTTACTCGTAATCCAGGAGCTGCACTACCTCTCATTTCTCTCCAATATCACGAAGTAAAGATTAACGTACAATGGAATACGCCCAATCTTATCTCAGGTAACTTCACGAACGCCAGTCTTGCCGTTTTACCTCCACCGACGCAAGCTGCCGTATACATTGACTACATTTATCTAGATACGGAAGAACGCCGTCGTATGGCTCAACAATCGCACGAATATCTCATTGAACAAACACAGTTTAATGAAGATGTTGGACTTTCGGCTCCAAATAATCGTGTTGATCTAACATTCAATCACCCAGTTAAGGAACTTGTATGGGTTGTACAACCAAACGCCTATCGCAATTGCAAGGCACCTTCGGGATCCTTAGTTAACCGCCCTGCCGACCGGTTAACTCCTTTCTTATACGATCAACCCGTTGTTTATGAACAATGGTTACAATTCAATGGTCAAGACAGATTAGATCGTCGGTTTGGCGATTACTATAACAAGGTACAGCCATACCAGCACCATACAGGACAAGCTCCTGGTTTTGGAGTCTATACATATTCATTCGCTGTAAAGCCCGAAGAACACCAACCATCCGGAACATGCAATTTCTCACGTATTGACACGGCTACAATTGTTATGTCGATAGATGGTTCACAGGCTGTTGATCAAGATGCAGACCGCACTTTCGATATGCGTGTCTATGCCGTAAACTACAACATTCTACGTATTATGTCAGGAATGGGAGGTCTTGCGTATTCTAACTAAACTTCAGTTGTTTCAAGAATTTTCTTCATCTTTTCAAGGTACAAGATTCCATCCATTAATTCTTCTTGAGCATGTTGAATCCATTGTAAAAACGTCAGATCACTACGATCTAATGTTTTTCCATACTTTAAAATACCAATTTCAGATCGCTTCTTAAAAGACTCGATAACAGATTTTACAATCGAGTCTTCCATTTGTAGTTAAAAAATATAAGTTTTACCAAGCCATAACGATATCATCCATACGGCATTGTCCTTCATCTTCATCTTTCTTTTCTTCTTCACGTACATACTGGTTTGTACGTTCTAGATCAGCATTACTTGATTCTTCTTCTTGAGCACCTTCCGGCAGACGAGTTTCGTCAATTAGAATATCAACAAGTCCTGTTCCACAAGGTGGACGTTGACCAAACATAATATTAGCTGAAACACCTTTCATGTTATCAAACTCACCACCAACAGCAGCATCAAACAGAATCTTTGAAGTCTGCTCAAATGAAGATTTAGCAAGAACACCATTTTCAAGCTTACTCATTCCAAAACGATCAATTGCAATAAATCGCCCATGGTATGTCATAGCATCAACTAGAAGACATACGTGGTGATAATTTACATATTCACGTTCGAATACTTTCATGAGTTCTTCATACATAGTCATACGTGCCGTTTCAATTCCAAACACATCAAGAACTTCATAAATATCATCTGAGAATGTACGAGTAGCATCTACATTCGGATTCATAAATAGTTCAAATAGGTTAGTTCCTTCAGTATCAAGTACCCATTGCTTTAGAGGAGCATATCCTCCAATCTTCTCATCATAAACAAGATCCTTACCATGTTCACGAGGAAACACACGACCAACTCCATCCACACCAGTTAGAATTGTGTCGAGTAGCTTATCCTCAATGAAACGTAGAGAAAGAGCATTCTTTGCCATATCAGTTCCAAACACAATGCGTAGAACAAGCTTATCTGAATTTGTATCTGTGTGAATACAATCAAATACCTTTAGAACCTTATTACTACGAATCTTGCTTTGGATGACAGTCATATCAGCAAGATGACGGAAAGCAAGTTCATAATGATCAAGTTCTAGACGCATAATCCAAGGAGAAACACAATTCTGGCCTTGAGAAATCGAAAACTTCTCATATGTGCGTAGTAGTTCTTGATCTTCCTGTACACTCGTGTCTGAACTCATTGGATTCGGATCGTAATAAATCCGAACAGTTTTTGTTACATCACGGAGTGTAGTTTTCTGTAGTTCACGCATACTCTTCATGGCATGTTCCTTAGATGTTGAAACTGATGGATCAAGATAAATTGTATTTGATGGATTCTTTGGATTATGCGAAACACTCAGAAGTTCTTGAATACGAGGAACACCTTGAGTTGCATTAGCCTTTGCTGTACCTGCTGAGTGGAAAGTATTAAGTGTAAGCTGCGTAGTCGGTTCTCCAATAGACTGAGCAGCTAGTGGACCTACCATCTCACCCGGATGAACAAGTGCCTTAATATACTTAAAACGGATCTCACGAAGTAGTTCATCAAATGAATTCTTAGAAAACCGATGAATGATAATCGACTTCTTTGGTGCTAGGTTAAAACGTAGTAGAACATGGAATAGTTGATTAGAACGAATATACGTTTCGGAACACAACTTATCAAGTTCATCTACAACATATTCAGGCATAAGATCGGTCTTTACTGAATATGAGTTACGATACGTATTAATAATACGTCCAAGATGAACAGGAGCACGTACTGAACTGGTATTTCCATACCTGAATACATGCTTTACAAGAATAGCACGATCTGCAAGAATACGATCAACAAGATCGGGAGGATTTTCAGAAACTGCTTCAGAAAGAACTACCTTAAAGTCATCACGTGTTGCAGCAAATTGAGAATAAACTTGTTCCATAGTTAGAGTACCTAGATTACAATCTTGGTTTTCAATATGGATAGCATCAATTCCATCTTCACCATATGAGAACTGAACGATTGATCCATTAATATCACGTACGGTTGAATCTTGTTCTACATGAATATCTTCCATCAGTTTAACTAGTTTACGCTGAATGTAACCTGTATCCGAAGTCTTAACAGCAGTATCAATAAGACCTTCACGTCCTCCCATAGCGTGAAAGAAGAATTCTGTTGGACGGATTCCAGCAATAAATGAACGCTCTACAAACCCACGCGATTCAGGCGCATCATCGAACTTTGTAAAGTGTGGTAGTGTCCGATTATTCATTGTGTACTGAATACGCT